CTGGGGGCGCGTGCGACGAGCGTAGATATTGGCGATAGCCTACTTCAATTGAAGATGCTACTATGCCTGTGCTAGTCACGGGTGCTCTGTACGCTAATGGGAGTTATCCCATTGCATTCAGTTCCTGCGCAAAACGCAGGCTAGTTTATCATTTCAGCAAAGCTTACTTGATAAGCTAGGTACTAGGAGTTTACAGATATGGCGAATGAGCGTGATTACAATAATCAAACTTATATCTCCACGGATACTGGACAAGCCCTCATAAGATCTGAGGTCTTTTCCGTGTCTCCTGCTGTAACTCCGAATTATTGGACCTTAAAGGCCAATGATAAGTACATACCACCACTTGGTTACAGTATCTTCGAATCTGTACATACAGACGGAAAGATCTGGTACCAGAATTGGCAAGGAACTCGCAAATATAGCGGGAACGTTGCTAATGCTTTTGGTGGTTTTACCATTACGTGGCATGACCCAGTACTGAAGGATTTAAACCAAAAGTTACTGAGTAAGATCACGGATGAAAGTCTTAACCTCGCTATGTCGTGGTTTGAAAGGAAGGAAGCTTTTAAGGCGGTAACGTCTAAAGCTATCTTACTAACTGCTGCAGCGCGTCAAACGCGCAAAGGCAAATTCAAACAGGCTGCTCGAACACTCGGTGTGACTCTTTCAAATCGAAAGAATCGTCGAATGAGGAAGCGCGACCGGATTGATCAGTTTTCTGATAACTGGCTCGAATTGCGATACGGTTGGACTCCCCTTTACTATGACATTCATACTGCTTCGATTTTCATCGAGCGTGGTATTAATGACCCAGTTGGACCTTCTTACTATAACGTAAGAACGTCTACTAGTGGTAAAGGAAAGGTAACCATTATCCCGCCTAACTCCTGCAGCAGTGCAAACACCAAAGGTGCTTACACTATTCGCAAGGGTGCGGGGATTGATTACCGAATCACAGATCCCGAGTACGTAGCAAATGAGGCTTTAGGATTACATAACCCCGGCTTATTAGCCTGGGAGCTGCTTCCTTTCTCATTTGTCGCCGATTGGTTTATTCCTATCGGTGATGCTCTTCAATCACTAACTGCCTATGGCGGTTTGCACTTGATGGGCGGCTATGTGAACACAAAGACTGACAAAAGTTGGTCAATGAGTTCTTTTACTTATAATACTGCTGTTTCTGAGGTGATTACTTGCTCTGTTTCAAATACAGAGCAGAGCTTCACCCGAGGAATTATATCCTCATTCAGTGAGATTAGAGTGGACCCGTGGCAATTACGGAATGGAATGAACGCCGTTAGGTGTTTAGATGCAGTTACTTTACTGCAATCCGTTCTTAGAAACACTAGCAAATAATTGCTGTGTTTAACCTTTAGGAATTATTCCCATGCCTCAGGCAGCTAATATTGTGATTGGCGAAGACGCCATTCCAACGAACGTTACGTTCAAGCCAAAATCAGTCGGCGATATCGCTGTGCTTCAAGATGATTTGGCGGCAACCATCGCTGGTCGCCCTAATGTCACTTTGTCGCACCGCCTTGCAAAAGGCGCGAATCCCGCCAAGACTCGTTTGGTTATCACAGTCCCTGTTGAAGAGACTGTTGATAGTGTAGTGGGTGTCGCACGCTCCAACACCATTATCATTGACGTACTAACCTCACCAGATAGTTTACTTGCGGAGCCATCCGCATTACGTTATCTGGCGTCTAATTTGTTGCTTGACCCGACCGTCATCTCTATGATCGACGATGGCGAACGGGTCTGGTGAAACGGTTTTTGTTAGCCGTCTCATTTTACCGCAACAAGGGCCGTTTAGTTGTTATTCTAACTGGCCCGACGATGATTATAGTCGCATTATGCGCTACAATCTTCGAGGTTATTACTTATCTACCCTAAGGGAGATACAATGAAATATATCCAATCGTCAGCTAAGCTGCGTTTAGATTATATCGAGGTGTTGAAAGTACTGTGCCGGGAAGTGAATTCCCAGTACAGCCGTAAGTGCCTCCGAGAGCTTAACCGGTCTTTTATTCGTCTAGAAAAGTTAGATTTGGACCTTCGTTCTTACGATGATCCAATCTCAATGATTCTAGACAGACAGGTTTCGGGCATGATTACAAAATGCCCATCGCTCCCGGTATTGATAGATCCAGTTCAAGCATGTCGTGATACTTATGACAAGTTTGAAAATCAGTGTGAGGCCACAAATGATAGATTAGCATCCGGCCGGTTTCCCGAGTCGGACGTCGTCGCTGTACTTTTTACTGCGAGACGTAAAATTGCTAATATATTAGGTGACTTACCACAGATTGAGGATTTACCTTTTACTTACGGACCCGGCGCTACACATAACGTTAAACGTCGGACATCAGCGTTCCACAAGATTCTTGCGGAGCCTGAATGTACCTTGCAATCACTTCGAGCTAGTCAAAGACTGCTTCGAAGTGTGCCGCGACTATGGACATTATATGGAGGATCAGTTGATTCTCCCCCTATAATGAAAATTGTGCGCGGCAGTCGTTTCGGACAAGTTCCGAAAAGCGCCAAGACGAATAGGCCAATAGATATTGAGCCTACTCTTAACGGCGTGCTACAGCGTGGATATGGCGGAATCATAAGAAACCGCCTAGGACGGTCCGGCAACTGCATTCGCAGTGGCCAGGCCCGTCATTCACGATTAGCTCGGAATGCGAGTATCCATAAGGAACTCGCGACAATCGACTTCTCTGGTGCTAGTGATTCAATTTCAAGTCATTTGGTCTTAGACCTCCTGCCTTTAGATTGGTTCGACGCACTAGATAATTGTCGGTCCCATTACCATCGTATAGATGGTGAATATAAGTACCTTCACAAATTTAGTGCCATGGGTAACGGATTCACGTTTGAACTTGAGACTTTAATATTTCTGTCTCTCGCTCGAGCGTGTTGCGATATCCTCGGCCTATCAAACTGTGAAACGTCCGTATATGGTGATGATGTAATCATCCCAACTGCCGCGATAGACCTGTTTTTCAAGGTCTGCGACTGGTGCGGATTTACCATCAACTCTGAAAAGAGTTTTTGGGGTACTGATGGGTTTCGCGAATCGTGCGGTAGTGATTGGTTTGATGGAATTGATGTTCGTGTAGCATATATGCGTCACGACATTTCACCCCATTACCTCACTACCCTTCACAATCGTCTGACTTGCCTTGGTATTGACCACCTTATCCCGCAAACAATTATGCGGTTAAGGATGTGTATTCCAAGCCAGTTTCGACGATTTGGTCCTCCATCTTCCCATTTATATGGATATCTCCATAGTTGGGATCACATTGATACTACTGTTGAAGCAGTATCATTTCGCCCACGTAAGTTTCGACCGTATGGTCGGCCTACGTTGGCGTATGCATTTTATACTTCCCAATTCGTTCAAGATCAGTACGATCTTGATCGAAACTGGATTATCCGCAAGGATGTCCAGTGGGCAAGTATTTATGCACGTGAGATTGGGAGTCAATTTGATTCCCCAATTAGCATGGAACGATTCACGATTAGAAACGACTTTAAACTGGCTGTGAAGAAAATTAAACCTCTTCACTGTGATGACTATGTCCGGGATCAAATCCGAACAGCATCTTAGCGTAAGCTAATCCAGCACTTTGGACTCCATTTCTTATTTTGGAG